ATTTTTATATTGATCGCGATATTTAGCGCTTTCTGGGCGCTGCTGAAGATGCTGGCCGTGCTGTTCAAGCGCGATCTGCAGGAGCGGTTCACGGCGATGGATGCGGTCAGCACCAGCCAATACCAGAGGCTCAATACGCGGCTGGATGAGCTGTCCGCCACCGCCAAAACCGATTCCGGGCAGTGGGCACGGGTGGAGCGCGAGCTGCTCACGCTGAAGGCTGATCTGCCCCTGCATTACGTGCGCCGAGAGGACTACATCCAGGCGGTGGCGACCATCATGGCCAAGCTGGATGCGATATCCATGCGGTTCGAGAACATTCTTTTGCGAGGGGTAAAAAATTATGAATGAAGAGATGATTCGCCGGCGTATTGAGGCCGACCGGGGCCTGGCGGAGCGGGACCAGCGTGAGATGGTGCGCTGGATTTTGCTGCTGGCAGCCAACATTAACCGGCCCATCAAGTCTACGCTGGGGTTTTTGGTGAAGGTGATCAAGAGTGAGTACCTGGGTGTGACGGAGGTGCAGGTGCGCCGCGAGTTGGACTATTTGCAGAGCCGGGACTTGCTGCACATTTTCACGGACCAGCTGGGGCAGGTGAGTGTGGACTTGACGCGCTTTGGCATCGATATTGCCGAGTACACGGTGGCGGTTGAGCCTGGCATTGCGCGGCCACCGAAGGTTTGAGCATGGCCCCGCGTAGCAAGGTGCTTACCCTGCCCCCGCAGCTGAAGGAATGGCTTGACGCCCAACTGATCGCGCGCGGCTTTGGCGACTACGTGCAGCTGGCCGCTGACTTGAAGGCGCGTGGGGCAGACGTGTCCAAGTCCGCGCTGCACCGCTATGGCTCCCCTTTCGAGAAGCGCCTGGCACAGGTCAAGATGAGCAATGAGCAGGCGCGCGCGCTGGTCGATGCCGCACCTGACGACGAAGACAAGCTGGGCGCTGCCGTGGTGAGGCTGACGCAGGAGCGCATTTTTGGGCTGCTGGTGGATCTGGAGATTGACCCGAAGGATGTGGATATCAACAAGCTGTTCAAGAACGCGGCCGAGATTGGCAAGGCATCCGTCACGCAGAAGAAGTTCAGCCTGACGGTGCGCCGCGAGATTGAAGACGCTGCGCGCAAAAAAATGTTGGACGAACAGCGCGCCAAGCTTGATGCCATGGGCAGCAAAGGCGGTGTCACCGAGGACACCAAGAAGGCCATTCGTGAGGCGTTGGGGATTGTCTGATGGCGACCATCAAAGGCCGCGCCAAGATCATCCCTGCCGACCGGGATGCCATCTTCTTGCCGTTCCAGGCCAAGTGGATCAAGGACCCGTCGCGCCTGAAGCTGATGGAGAAGGCGCGCCAGATTGGCATCAGCTGGAGCACCGCCTACGGTACTGACGAGCGTGCAGCGGCCCAGGGTGCCCGGTTTGACGAATGGGTGAGCAGCCGCGATGACATCCAGGCACGCCTCTTTATTGAAGACTGCAAGCTGTGGGCTGGCATCATGAACCTGGCCGCCAAAGACCTGGGTGAAGTGGTGATTGATGCCAAGGACAAGCTGACAGCCTACGTGCTGCAGTTTGCCAGTGGCAGGCGCATTCACAGCATGAGCAGCAACCCCGACGCGCAGGCAGGCAAGCGCGGTAGCCGCGTGCTGGACGAGTTTGCCCTGCATGCGGACCAGCGCAAGCTGTGGGCTATTGCCTACCCCGGTATTACCTGGGGCGGCAATATGGAGGTGATCAGCACGCACCGGGGGTCATACAGCTTCTTTAACGGCCTGATCCGTGAGGCGCGCGAGAAGAACAACCCCAAGCGCATCAGCCTGCACCGCGTGACGCTGCAAGATGCGCTGGACCAGGGCTTTTTGTACAAGCTGCAGCAGGCGCTGCCAGCTGATGCCGAGCAGCAGGTGATGTCCGAGGTGGAGTATTTCGACTTTATCAAAAACGGCTGCGCAGACCAGGAGTCGTTTGACCAGGAGTACATGTGCCTGCCCGCCGATGACGATGCCAAGTTTCTGGAATATGGCCTGATCACTGCCTGTGAGTACGCAGGTGGCACCGATTGGCAGCGCGGCCTGGAAGGGCCTTTCACCGGCCGCTTGTTCTGCGGGGTGGACATTGGCCGCAAGAAGGACTTGACCGTGTTGTGGGTGGTGGAGCAGCTGGGGGATGTGTTCTACACCCGCCATGTCGAGACGCTGCAAAACATGCGCAAGAGTGCCCAGGAGGCGATTTTGCACCCGTGGTTTGAGCTTTGCGACCGGGTGTGCCTGGACTATTCTGGTCTGGGTATTGGCTGGGGTGATGATGCGCAGGACAAGTTTGGTGAGCACCGAGTGGAGTGCATCACCTTCACCGGCCCCATGAAAGAAGCACTGGCCTACCCGGTGCGCGGTGCCATGGAAGACCGGGCGGTGCGCATTCCAGACGACCCGCTGATTCGCGCCGACCTGCGCAAGGTGCAAAAGGTGGTCACAGCAGCGGGCAATGTGCGCTTTGTGGCCGAGAGCACGCCAGACGGGCATGCCGACAGATTTTGGGCGCTGGCACTGGCCCTGCATGCCGGGTCTGACCCATCAGCCCCTATCGAATTCACCAGCAGCGGCCAGCCCCGTGGTGCTGACGCACAAGGATTTATGTAATGGCCACCCAACCCACCCCAAAGACGACCGCACCCGAACTGGACACCGAGGTCGCCAACCGGCTGCGCGACCCGTTCGAGACCAATTACCTGGGCGTGCTGCGCACCAATGACCCATTGCTGCTGGAACGTGGCAATGGCGGGGCCCAGAGCTTTGAGATGTACCGCGACCTCAAGCGCGATGGCAAGGTGTTCAGCGGGCTGCAAAAGCGCAAGCTGGCGCTGATCAGCCGCCCCTGGCAGGTGGACCCAATTGAAGACGGTGAGGCTGGCCAGCGTGATGCCGCCATAGTGCTGGCCATGCTCAAGAACGTGATGTTTGACAAGCTATGCTCTGAGCTGCTGGACGCGCTGCTGGTGGGCTTTGTACCTGCCGAGATTGTGTGGACGGTACGCAATGGCCTGGTAACGCCTGAGCGCGTTGTGAAGCGCGCCCAGCGCCGCTTTGTGTATGTGCAGGCAGACCCGAATGCAGCGCCTGAATTGCACTTGCTCACCAGCGCCAACATGCTCACGGGTGAGGTGTTGCCACCCGCCAAATTCATCGTGCACCGCTTCAACGCGGAAGATGACAACCCCTACGGCATGGGTCTGGGCCTGCAGCTGTACTGGCCGGTTTTCTTCAAGCGCAAGGGCATCTTGAGCTGGAACAAGCTCAATGACCGCTTTGGCTCACCTACGCCCTGGGGCAAGTACCCCAAAAGCGCAGGCCTGAAGGAAAAAGGGACCCTGTTTGACGCACTGAAGGCTATGAGCAACGACGGGGTGATCATGACCCCGGACGGCATGGCTATCGAGCTGCTGGAGAGCAAGCTGACCGGCTCCATCAGCACGCAAAAGCAGCTGTGCGAGTACATGGACGGCTGGATCAGCGAGGTGATCCTGAGCCAGGAGGCCTCCCAACATACCGGTGCCACTGGCGCGGCTAGCTCTGAGCGCGAAGACGTGCGCCTTGACCTGGTGCAGGCCGATGCCGACCTGCTGAGTGACACGCTCAACAGCAGCTTGATCAAGTGGTTTTGCGACTTCAATGGCTTGGCCCCGTGCCTGGTCACCCGGGTGGTCAAAAAGCCGGAAGATTTGAAGTCAGCCAGTGAGACCGATGTGAATGTGGCCAGCATGGGGTTCAAACCGACCTTGGAGGCCATTCGCGCCAAGTATGGCGAGGGTTGGGAGGTTGCGCCGGTGCCGGTAGCACCGCCACCTGCAGTGCTGCCAGGCCCAGCTGGAAAAGGCGTGGGCCCAGGGCCTGCAGCGAGTTTTTCTGAGCCTGGCGTGGCAGCCGCTACGGTGCTGGCAGACCCGACAGCTGTGATGGCGGGCCAGCTGGCTCGCGTAGGAGACCGTGTAGTAGCGCAATGGATGCAGCACATTGGCCTGCTGGTGGCCGCCGCAGAGTCACCCGCTGCATTGCGTGATGCACTGGTAGCGGCATATGGCGACCTGCCAACTGATCAGCTGACTGAAGTGATGGCGCTGGCTTTTGCGGCGGCTGAGCTGAAGGGTATGGCGGATGTGGCAGGTGAGGTGGATGCGCCAGCAGTCACGACATCATGAATTCACCAAATTTCTTTTTATTCACTCAACGCTGAAAGGCTCATCATGGAAGTTGTCATTACACCCGGACTTACCCGTCCCCTGCGCCCACAGGCGGTAGCCGTGATTGGGTCAGTGAAGGATTCAATCGGCGAGTTTTTTAACCCAAGCGACTGCAGCACCGCCTATGGGCGGGATGCCAATGGGAACATCACCACAGAGACAGCCACGGACGGTACAAATGTGTGGATCAAGACGTACACCTGGGTGGCTGGCGTTTTGACCGAAGAATCAAAATGGGTGAAGCAATGAGCGCGCTTGGCACTTTTCAAAAGCTGTTCGATTTGATTGGCGGGGTGCGTGCGAAACGCAACTCTGTCACCGGGGTGGTTACATTATCCAGCGGCAACACTCAGAACATCCGCGACCGATTTTTTGCATCAATTCCTAACGGTGCGGGCTATCGTAGTCAAAAAACATTGCTGGCACCACCAGCATGGGTCGGTGGTGCCACTTACGGTACAGGTTCTATCGCACAAAATGGCGGCAATTTCTATCTGTGTCAAAACTCATTCGGTGCAGCTGCTGCAAGTGGAGGCCCTTCTGGCACTGTGTCAACACCAATCACCGATGGCGCTTTAAAGTGGCTCTATA